TTTAGCCTGAATAACATCCGAAGCATTTAGAAGAACAGTGATACATCCATCTAAATAGTAACTTTGTGGTACTCTATAAACATCTCTTACTCCTGAAGAAGTAAATGGAATTGTAAATGTAGCTGCCGTTACTAGGTTAGTGTATTTCATCTTCCATCCACTAATAGCCTCAAGTGTTAAATGTCCAACTCTATCTAATGGATTAGCAAAAAAGTCAGCGTTTGGATTGTAGTAATAATTGTAAGTTCCCTCAGGTAAGAACCAACTTGTCTGCTGTGGGTTGTAACCTTCTACAAATAATCCGTAACCGTTATAGGCTTTAAAATTTTCAATACCAATTAAAGAATAAGCTCCAGCTAGATTCTTTTTGTATTTGGTCACTTTCACATTTACCCATTGGTCAACTGGAGTGTTTATAAATCCATTGTAGATAGATTGGTTTGTGTTGTGATTGAGAAACTCCTGAATGTACGGAGATATGTTGTAAACCGTCTGCGTGTTTGTCGTAGATGGAGAATCCTTTGAAAGTATGTATGTCGGATTCATAGGTGCAGAACCTGAACCTTGCCAAATAGTCAAATCAATTTTAGAACCTGATTGATTCAGTTCGTCTATGTTGATTATGTACGGTGACCGTGCGAATATTCTTGCCATTATTTTCTATTTATTTTTTCTACTGTTGCGCTCATCCAAGCCTCTATATCTATTCCGTATGCTGTGACTACATCCTGAGGTAGTCTTCTCATCGCTGCCTCAAATGGTTTAGTCAAAAACAAACTAGGAGCTATACCGTTTTTCTGTATGTGCCTTGACAAAGCAAACTTTAAACTATCTCTAGTGATAAATTTACCTTTTGCATCTCTAGGTGCTAATCCTCGTTTCACTACCCACTTGTCAAAGTGTCTAGGACTAGGTGCATTTTGTTTACCTCTCTTATAACGGTAGTCAGTTCCGCTATAGGTTTTATCTGTACCGCTTACTCCTTTATCTACGAATAGTCCGTAGGTATCCATCTCAATCTCTACAGTGTAGTCACCTTTCTTATAGGTAACTTGACCCTTTAAACTATCATAAAGAGTCTTAGACGAGTTCTTTCTTAACCGTGTTAAATTAGCTCTAGCCTGAGAAATAACATACTTCTGAAACTTCTCTAACTCTTTCCTTATTTGCTGTCCTGTCATCATTAGCAAATGCTCATGTCGTTAGGAACAATTATATCCATTGTTGCAGTCCAACCAGCTAGGTAGTTTTCAAATCTTTCTGTAAATGGTTGCATATTAGGAGTACCTACTATCTCCATTTTTCTAGATAGCTCACCTCTTATTAATACCTCAATTATTCGTGTTAAAATAACCATTGTAGTATTCAAGACGTCTATCTCGTTATCATTGCCGTAAAAGATATTTGTAGTTTCGTCTTTTGCTATGTCAACTACATCCATCGAAATGATACTAACATTAAATGTAAACGTGTTAGATGAAGCTGTTACGCTGTTTACGATAATATGAACCAAAGGGAATAAAGTCTGTTTGTAGTTGTCGATGTCATCTAGTCCTCCCTGAGTAACCGTAGTCACCATTGGGATAGTTTCAATCTCTGCTTTTAATTCCTCTAGTAAGTATGTGTATGCTTTCATCTTTTCATTTGTCTTTTAATCTCGTTATTCTCTAGCGTTACCCTTTCCTTTTCAAATGTCAAATACGTTAAACACTGATGGAGCGGTAAAGCGGTAACTGCGTCAAATCTTCTAACATCTCCTTGAGAGAGCTGATATACTGATTGATACCACCCCCATCTTTGGGCAAAGATAGATGTTGCGCTATAATCTCCTGAGGAATCTCCGTCAGCTCCTCCGCTAAATAATCCATCGTAGCGAGCAACAAGTCTCTTTTTAAATTCCAAAAAAAAACCTGAGCGCCTAAAGCTACATTCAATGGCATGGCTTTCATTACCTCTGCATAAGTAGCTGAAGTGTGATAATCTTCTATTGTGTATTTTTCGTCTTTTCGTTTGACTACTGGTCGATACAAAACTGCCATAGCATTATTCATTGTCGACCAATCACTTAAATATTTCTCAGCATCTATGTACTCACCAAACGAGATAGATTCCAACTCAGGAACGAAACCAAACTCTACACCTCCCAACTCAAATCTCTGAATAAGGAATTTATCCTCCCTGAAAATAGCGTTGAACTTCTCTAATAGCTCTATAATTGACGTGTACTGAATCTTTAACACATCAGATAAAGGAATCTTACACAGACAAGCTATCAGCTTTCTAGAAGCAAAGTCTTCAGAGTCATTCTCGTCTTGAATTGACATGAGATACTGGTACTGTTCTAAAGTGATATCTGCTAAACTGCTCGGAACGTCTATTGTTACCTTCATAATTAATTAACTTTAATTCGTGTTTTTGTACCTTGCTACCTTACATGGTACTTTCCGTAGTGACTATTTATACCTAATGTTTCCATCTCGTGGTATCTGAACGCATCAATAGCGTGGTCATTACCTCCAGCTGGTTTGTTTAATCTGACTCCAGTCTTATCAGTGTCCCAACAATACGACCTAAGCTCTTTGATTAAGTTAGTACTGTTTGACGTTACTAGATATTCGTTTCTTTGCATCACATCAATACCGTAGTTAATTGAGTCCTTTCCTTTGGTTACTCCTTTAATGTTTATACCGTAGCGCCTTATCTCATCTATAGACTTAGGCTCTGCGCTATCAGCATAGACTACTACATTCTTAGGTAGGATTTTAGCTATGTCCGAGTTTAGCATTCCTGTACGGTAAGCAAGTTCGTTTACTATTCGCTTTCCGTTGTGAGTGTAGACCTCGATAATTGCTGTAGGGTCGTTTGTGTACCCAAAGTCTAATCCTATTCCGATAAGCCTTGCCTCTTTTGGTATTGTGTCTATTGTCTTCCAGTTTGAAAATACAACTCCCTCTAACATTCCTACTTGTCCCTCACCATATACCAACCACCAATTGCGCCAGTAAGATGAAGTCTCAGCTTTGAGCTTGTTCTTTTCTATTTGGTCTACTATGGATTGGTCTAGAGCTTCGTTGTCCTTGTATGTTAGAATTATAAAGTCTGCATCAGGTTCGTCTTTTAGTTCCGTGTGTACCCAAAATTCATTAGCTGGGTTAAAGTCTAAGAATATTTCCTTTCTTGTACGGATGGAAAGCTCATTGTAAGATTCAAAGGTTACGTTGTTACATTCGTTAATGTACAGGATGTCCCTTCTTGCTCCTCTCAACTTTGAAGAATCGTCTGCACTAAAGAACTCAATGAATGAACCGTTAGAAAATTCGTATTTAAGTAGCGTCTTATTGTAGTTACTTTCAAAGAATCTACCAGTCCACTTCATTATCTTTTCAAAGTCTCTAAGCGCACCCCTTCGCAGATGGGGAATAGATTCAGCTACTATGCTTATTTCCATTCCTGAAGTACGTGCAGCTTTGTCTATGAGTACAGGAATAATTCCAAACGTCTTACCAGCACTTGTACCGCCTTGAATTATCTTTATGCGTTTTTCTAGCTTATAGATTTTCCTTATCGCTGTCGTTATCTTTAAACTCATTCAGATTGAATAATGGCTGTTCGATGTTCGTGTTTTCTACCTGTTCTTTTAGGTTGTTTAAACGCTGTGTAATTGATGCGTTGTACTGCCCTACCATGCCTCCCGAGATTTGGTCGTTACGGATTTCTCTTCGTATATATGTACAGATAGAGTAAAAATCGTCGTAACCTTTGTGCTTATTATCAAAATAATTACTCACAGTAAGGTCAAACTTCTGCCAACAGTACACTTCAAAGCCTTCCATTGTAAGCGGACATTCTAAAGGTTCAGGAACCATGTCTCCTGTTCTGTGAGATAGTGTGTATTTGTATCTTGGGTTCTCCTTTACATACGTTTTATATGCTTTGAATATTTCGTGTAGTTGTTCAGGTGACTCTATCTTTCTTGGTCTTCCTTTTTTCTTTTTTTCTTCCATTAGTTGTTCGTGTTTATGAAGTGGCTTGTCATTGGTACAAAGTAAACGGTTTCATCCGTCTTCTCTACAAGTGGTGAATAGATTACAGGATATCCCATGTAGTTATCCATGTCTCCAGCAGCTTCTAGGTTTGCTTTGCCTATTACAAAA